GTTAACCCGTTAAGTCTGTAATGCCAGTATATAAATGTCCTAAAGGTTATAAGATAGGTAAAACAGGTAAGTGTATATATAAGACTAAGATGGCAGCTAATAAAGCATATGCAGGTTACTTAGCTAGTAAAAGGAGAAAATAGTGACTTATAGAGAAATTATAAATAGTGTATTGCTTAGGCTAAGAGAAGATACTATTGCTTCTGATTGGTCTGGGGATATACGGACGTCTACTCTTACACCTTATCAAAAACTTATAGGTGAATTAGTTAATGATGCTAAAAAGAATGTAGAGAGCTACCACGACTGGAATGCGTTACGAGAAACTTTTAATGTACGTCTTAGAGATGGTAATATGCAGTATACATTAGGTGATGCTATTAGAGGTTCTGGTGTATCCTTTAAAGTACTAGACGTAAGAAATAAAACTACAGGTACACAATTAGAGCAAGTTCATAATGACTGGATTAATGATAGAATGTTTCCCACATCTAAAGTTAAGACTGGTGAGCCGACTACATATGCATTCAATGGTATCTCACAAGCTGCAGTAGGTAGAGAACCAGATTTTAATATTGATTTCTATCCCATACCAGACTCTACTTCAGCTAATCAAGTTATAGCGGTAAATATCGTAGGTGCTCAAGATGATTTAAATGAAGCTTCTGAAGTATTAAGAGTTCCATCTCAGCCAGTTATTTTAGGTGCTTGGGCCAGAGCTATTGCTGAGAGAGGTGAAGATGGAGGAACACAATACAGTGCTGTAGCTGCAGAAGCTAGAGATTCTTTAGTTCAGGCAGTACAATTAGATGCTGGTAACTTTGAATATGAGAGAGACTGGTACTATGTTGCAAGGTAAAGCACTACAAGCTAGACTATTAGACCGAATTGGTCTTAATGGATTAGATACTCAGACTACGCCTACTTCGTTAAATCCCGAATGGTTGACGAAGGCTGATAATATTGTCTATACGGAAGGTAACAGAATAACATTCAGAAAAGGACTATCTCAAAAGACAGCTGCTGAAGGAAATGGTAATCATATAGGTGCTCTATACGAGAATAGACAGACAGATACAGTTTATTGTGCTGCTGGTACGTATATGTATGAAGTAGATTTTTCTGACCCTAACAATGCATTTACGAATTCATTTAATACTGGTGCTAGTGATGACGATTGGCAGTTCGCTGAAATTGAAGATGGTTTAATTGCTGTACAGACAGGTGAAGAACCTCTGATATTAGATAGTGTTGGTTGGGCAATTATGTCTGGTGTAACAGGATTTTCTGCTCCAGCAGGTGTTACTACATTTGACCCTTCTACTGCATTAGGTGAGTACGGAAGATTATGGGCAGGAGGAGTTAGTGAGAGTAATACTGTCTTATATTATAGTGAATTCGAAGAGCCAGTAAAATTTAATAATGGTGATGCTGGATATATAGACCTTAAATATGTTTGGGGTAATGACGAAATTGTAGCTATTAATTCATTCGGTGGTAAATTAGTTATCTTCGGTAAACAAAATATAGCTATTTACAACAATCCTTGGGATGTTACTGCGTTAGAGTTACAAGAGGTTATTAAAGGTATAGGTGCTGTATTTAGAGATTCTATTCAAGCTATTGGTGATGATATATATTTCTTATCAGATACTGGCGTTCGAAGCTTGACAAGAACAGCAGAATATGATAAACTACCATTAAGGGAAATTTCTGTAACTGTAAAAGATGAAATTATCTCTAATACTCAAAATAGTCAGAATGTAAAATCAGTTTATGCTTTAGACAGCGGTCTCTATATTCTATCCTTTGTGGACCTCAATGTTACCTACGTATTTGATTTGACGTATATGACGCCGAGACAGACACCTAGAGTAACTAAGTGGAGATTTGAAGGAGATAGAGAACCTATTTCTTTAGCTTATTCTAGAAACTACGGTTTACTATTTGGTGAAGAAGATGGTCATATCTGTCATTATGATGGTTATTTTGAAGTAACTTATGATGGGACCTCATATACCAATACTCCATTTACAGGTTCTTTTTCTACAGTATGGTTAGATTTAGGTGATGGTTTCGTATCTTCTATCTTGAAGAAACTAATACTAGTAGTATCTGGTGGTAGTGGAACTGATGTAGGTATTAAAGCTTTTAAAGACTTTGAACTTTCACCTTCTACACAACAAACTTTTAAAGTTAATCCTAGTTTAGGTGGAGCTGAATATAAATGGGGACAATCAAGTTCATTATATGGTGCAGCTAAATATGCTCCTATACACGGACTGAAAGAAGTAGGCATTCCTTTATATGGAGATGCTAAATATTTAAGATTTGAGATGGATGGTGTTACTAATGGTTATAGAACAGCATTACAATCATTAACATTGTTTTATAAGAAAGGAAAAATGTACTAATGTCAAACTATACTATACAAGTTAATTGGGCTGGTAAGGATGCACTTCCAGATTCAGACCCAGGAAAGGTAATTTCTGGTGATGATTTTAATACAGAATTTACGTCTGTTAGAACTGCACTTAATTCTAAGGCTGATTTAAACGGTGATGCAGCAGAGAACTTTACTTGTAACGATTTAACAGTAACTAATAATGCTACTGTCGACGGTGAGAATATTGTTACAGTCGGTGAGCCACAAACATTTACTAAAGCTCATCCTACAGCTGCGGAAGATATATCTATGACTGCAGACCAAACAGCTAATTTGCTTAATTCTAACGTCTTTACAGTAACTGTAACTGCTAGTGGATATCAATTAGATACTTCTAATCAGACTGCAGGTGTTACGGCTAAATTTATTATTGATAATCCAGATTCAAATGCTTTGTCGTTCGGTAGTGAATTCTTTTTCGTAGGAGAGAGTGGAACTATTACAGTTAATCAAGGCGGCTTTACATTACTAGATTGTGTTTCAGACGGCACTACTATGTACTGTACTACAAAGAATGCGAGCTTTGCATAATAAGGAGAACTAAATGGCTTTCTTTTCTTCCAATTTAGCACTTACAGAAGAATCTAGCAATCCTAAAATAAGTAGGATTTATGAGCCAAGCACAGGCGGACAGCCTTTAGGCGATGTCTCTATTTCTGATAATCCTCTACAACAACTAGCCAACGCATTATCTGGCGGAGGAGTAAGTGCTGGTTATTCAGATTTAGGTAATCCGTATATTCCAGAGTTACCTTCAGGACCAGCTCCAATAGCACCACTACCAGGACAACCATATAATCCTACTGACCCTACTCAACCTACACCTACACAACCTATACAATCTAACGTAAGTGACGGAGGAGGCGTAGCTGCTTCAATGTTTAGTGGAGTCGGAGGCTCTGCAGCACAACCTACTTCTGCAGACGTAGCGAGTTATCTAGAGAATAGAAATGCATATCAGTTTGCAGGTGGATTATTTGGAGGTTTACTTGGTGGCCCAATAGGAGCTAATTTAGTTCAAGCTGGAATGGATTATAATTATGGTCTAAATACTACTGGTCTTGGTCCTACATTTACTTCTAGATATACACAATTAGGTGGTCCTGGTTCTAGTGGAGAATACACTGGTGGAGTTATGACTCCTTCTGAACAAAGAGATATGTTAATTCAACAGATTGCTTTTAGTGAGCCTAATGCAGCAAATAGAGGTTTCTTCAGTAGTTTATTTGGAGACCCAGAATTAACTTACGACCCAGAGATGGATTTAACTAATGTTCCTTGGCAAGAGTTTCAACCAATGACTCAGGAACAATTACAAGCTTTAGGATGGGCACCTACTACAGTTGAATCAGTTGTATCTCAAGCACCTGCTCCAGTAGATATTAGTTCTCAATGGGAGACTACTCCTGGTTCAGAACAATCTCAGATGCTAGCTGAACAAGAAGCAGGAATGGATACTACAACTGCTGGTGGATATACTTGGTCTGATAGTGATTGGGGTTCTGTAGAAGAGGCACAAGAAGATACTGGTATAGGCACATCTGAATGGGATTCTAGTGCAGAAGGATTTAGTTGGGATGATAGTGGAGACAGTGGTGACTCTGGTGGAGGTGATTCTGGAGGTGGTGGCTCTTATATTGCTACTGCAGCTACTCAAGCATTAGGTGAAGAAGGTCTTAAAGTATTTGAAGATTGGAGAGACTATATGTTTAAGGTTTTACCTACGTTTAAATCTTCATTTGGAAGATACAGAGCTACAGCACCTAAGATTGTAGCAGAGATTGATAATAAAGATAATTCTAAGAATATCTATAGTTGGATTTGGGATATGCACCTTAAACCAATATTTGATATGATTAAAGAAGATAAAGATAGTAAGAAAGCACTAAAAGACTATAAGGTTATGGTCAGAGAATTAAGCAATAAATTTCTAAGTAAGGAGAAATAAGATGAGTTGGTTTGATACAGCTATAAGTTGGGCAACAGATTTTATAACTGAGGATATTCCTCAATTTGCTACTGAGACACTTCCAGGATTATTTAGTCCTGAAGCTGCATATGAAGTTGTAGATGGAGTAGGAGTCTGGGGTACAGAACAACCTAAAAGTCTATTTGCAGAATATGGTGTTCCTCTACTTAAAGATTTAGGGAGAGGTTATCTACAAGATGTACAAGCTGAAAGATATCAAGATTTTATCGATTCACAAAACGAAGAACGTAGAAAGTTAGCTGAGATGTATTCTAGAATCTATGCTCAAGATAGAGTAGCAGCTGAAACAGCTAGAGAAAGAAAAAGACTGACATCTCAGATGGACCCATACATTCAAAGAGGTGGACAAAGATTAGAATCAGGTTTAAAAAGAAGAGGTCTAAAAGATTCATCTATTGCTGATTGGGAGAACTTCCAAAGAAATCAATACATAAATAAGCTGATGTCGGATATCGATTATAGAGCAGGTCAAAATGTATATTCTGCTTTAGAAAAAGAAGCTGATATAGAAGAAATTAAGAGTGGTTTAATGCAACCTACTGAAGCTCAGATGAGTCCTAGATACATTGCTGCTGCAACATACAATCCGTGGGAAGCAGCTGCAGCTAGATACTTTTTAGGTTAGGAGAAAATAATGGCAGGTTTATTCGGAAATGAAATGACACCAAAAGAGATTGAAGCACAAGTAACTCAACCTCAATTTATGAGAAGTAGGGCTCAATTTGAGCAAGGCTTAGAAGAGACAGGGAGAAACGTATTTGACCCTTTAATTGAACAAGCTACTGGCTATGTCTCTCCTGCTAAACAGTTACGTGATATAGCTGCTAAAGCTGATTTAAACGATGAATCATCTATTAGAGCTACTTTTAATGAATTACTGCAGAGAGACCCTAGGAGTGCTGCACAGTGGATTAAATCTATTGAGCCATTAATAGATAAGAATAAACTTACTGGAGCTAACGAGCCACCTAGAATTACTGAATTAAAACAAATAGGCCAACTACAATTTGGTTGTGATGTAACTAAAGATAGAGAATGTTTTGAGAAAGCACTTCAATCTTACAAAGAAACTAAGAGAGCAGGTGCAGAAGAACAAGCCGATGCTCAATACTCAACAGACCAAGCTAAATCGTTCGGGGAATTAGCTAACGAAATTAGCGGTAGAGCTGATACAGCTGAAAGTGAATTAATTACAGCAAATCAAAGTTTAGCTATCTTAAATGAGGGAGGTGTATATTTTGGACCAGGAGCTGACTTAGTTAATTACGCTAAAGGTATCGCTGGTATTTTAGGAGATACTAAATCAGCTATCGATGCTGCTAATGCACAACAATTCGTAGTAAATAGTATGAAGTCTGTTATGAAATGGATTGCTGGAACTAAAGGTGCTATTTCAGATAAAGAAATGAAGTATTTTGCTGATGCCGCTCCATCATTAAGTAAGACTAAAGAAGGTAATAGATTGATGTTAGATACTATCGTTAAATTATCTAATCTAGAACTTGCTATTGAAGATGAATTCGGAAGATGGAGAGAAGATATAGAAGCAACAGGTAAACGACCTACAGTAACTCAATGGAAGAGACATCTAAGACAATGGAAGCAAGAAAATGGTTTAGATAGTGTTGCTCTCTGGAATCAAGCTAAAGAAATTATAGGTAAAACACAGAACTCTGCTACGAGTAAAACTAGTTTTAAAGTTGGTGATTTTTCAATTCAAGTAAGCGAGGATTAATTATGCCTACATATATACTTACAGACAATAGATATGGTAGAAAATTAAAGGTTACTGGAAATAGGCCTCCTACTACTGAAGAACAAGAAAAATTCTTTAACGAAGCTTTTAATGATGATTTAGTCTACGACAATCTAATAAGAGATGAAAAGTATCTTAAAGATATTAGAGACTCTTATAAGAAAAGAGAAGGTGAATCATTTAAAGGTACTAATCAAGAACTAGTAGAACAAGAGTTTGAATATTGGAACTTAGTAGACAATAATCTTGCTTACGGAGCTAAGAAAGCTTTTGATTTCTCTAACTTAGATAAAGAAGATAAACAGAGGATGTTACGTCTCTATGATGTCTACGATAGAACTCAGGCATTCGGAGAAGGTTCTAGGTCTTTCTGGGAACAATTTAAAGGTGTTGGTAAGGCTGCTCTTACTGACCCTACAAACTATTTAGGTGGTGCTGGTATTCTATATAAATTAGGTGCTAAAGGAACAGCTAAAGGTTTAGGTAAAAAAGTCATAGAAAAAGCATTATTTCCTATGGCTGCTGGTGCATCTTGGGCTAGTATCGCTAACGTAGAGAAACAAGCTAGAGAAAAATCATTAGAAGGTAGAGCAGCGTTTGATTTCGGTGAGACTGCTGATGCAGCCCTTACTGGTGCTGTTGTTGGCCCATTAGCTCCTTTTGCTACTAAAAAAGCAGGACAGCTGACAGAAGGCTTAATTAAAACTGTGGCTTCCCTTCCTACGAAAGAAACTAGACGTAAAGGTAAAGAATCTTTAGTAAGAACTTTAGGTGGTCAGACTACTGCACAGAGAGGCGTAATTAAAGAATTAGAAGATGAAATAGGAGGAGGTGATACTGGTTTAGCTACATCTAGTCTATTTAATATGTTAGGTACTAAACGTAATAACATCAAAAAACAATTTAGAGATAGATATGCTCAAGTAGGTGAATTCTCTAAATTAACTGTTGATGATATTAATAACTTAGTGGTTAAATTAGAAGAGAAAAATGCTGCAATTCCAGCTGTCAAACAAACACTTAAATTATTAGAAGAAGGAAAAACTACACCTACAAAAGCTCTAAAAGCTCTGAGACAAGATTTCGGTAATGCTGAATATCAAAGTTATTTTGGTAAAGGCGAAATGGCTGGTTGGACTGACGAATATAAAAAAGATGTAGTTAAAGATGTTAGAGACTTGTGGAGAAATAAAGCCATAGAGAGTGGTCAACGAGATGCTCTTGCTTTAGATGCTAACTATTCTAGGTGGTTAAATTTCTCTAAAAGAAACAATAAGATGTTTAACAAGTTAGAAGATGAAACAGCAATCAATAATCTTATTAATGGTCTTACTAACAACCCTAAGACATCTAATGCTAACTTTAAAGCATTAACTCAAGCTATCGCTAAAATTAAAGATTTTACTGACGACCCTACGCTGCAAAGAGAAGGTAG